ATAATACGGCCTGGTAGCTGGACGCCGGCACGTTCTACCGTACTGATTAGGCTCCATTCAATCATATTGCGGTTGTGAACGGTCTTTTGGTCAATGTAGAAGATGTCATCCGGGAATCGCTGAGTGGCATCAGCATCAGGTTGCCCATCCAGAAAGTTCATAAACGTGCGATAACGGGTTAGCTTTGCGCCGACCAAGTCGCCCATACTCAACACAGCAGCTTGTAGAAACTTGTCAACGTTGCTGATAGACAGCTTTGGTTTAGGTGGAGCGCCATCCAGTGTATATTCAAACCCCGAAACCTGAATAGGGATAGGAGTGAAGGTAATACCTGCCCACTTCACGAACTGTTCTGCCGGCGGCATATGAGGACCGATATACTCAGTCATCGGTGTGAAGTAGTAGATTTGACCGTTCTGATGGTCGCAGTAAGTTGTGTTTAGTTCAAAGAGCTCAACCAGTGGGGGCGTTGCGCTCTTGACACCTTCTTTGTAGATTGTGCTTGTCATAATGGTATTTATGTCAGGTTAGGTCATATACTTGACGAATACCGAAAGAGACGGAATATAGGTTACCGCTCTTTGGTGTCATTGTAACAGCGCCATCCAGAATCCATTTCAAAGAAGACGCAATGCCTGGGGGCTGCCATGTGAAGTATTGTCCATTGCCCACGGTATCAACGAATGTGCTTACCGTAGTATAATCAGTTACAGATAGGTTGTCATAGCTGATTGTCCATTTGCGCTGGATATAGTTGATGCCATCCGGGGTACGCTGGCTGTAGCCATCCCCGAACTGTGCGACATTCAAACGGTAAGTGGTGCTGCTACTTGCGGTTTGCGACACCTTATCTTGTAGTGGTAGTGCTTGTGGCATATCTTGCTCCTATTAGAATGCGGTCAGAGGCATTTGGTTCAAGCTATTACCAAGGCGGGTTTGGTTGAAGATTTCACTCTGAACCATGCCACGAATAGCTCTGTCAACGCCTGATTTAGCTGCTTCAGACACAGCTGGGGCATCTTTAGACGTAACGTTGCTGATGTTGATGTTGATAGCATCAACTTGAAAACCCCCAGTAGATGCGGCTACCACACCCAGACGACCAGAAGCATCCCGACGTAGTGGCATAATAGCTTCGGTACCAGCCTCACCAGCCATACCAGTCGCACCATTACTCATTGGGAATAGTGTTGGGCTTGACACCAGGCCGTCAGCGAATGCTTGCGGAGCTCCGTTGTTGAAAACGCCACCATTGTTGAAACCGAACGCACCCATAACACTATTCATCATTGGCTTGATGACGGCTTGGTACATAATCAACTTGGCGATTTCTGTAATCATATTACGAACCATCTGACTAAATGATGTTTGTGCGCCACTCATCCAGTCAACGAAAGCGCTACTCATCTTTTGACCATACCCTTCAGCGGCACGAATCAGGTCCTTCATCAGGTCAGATTGCTCTTCACCAGTCTCCTTCAGCTTTTCAGCGGCTTTGGAGCGCTTTGCTAACAGGGCATCTTCAGCCTGACTCAACATCTCAAGGTCAGCGCCTTCTTCTTTACGTAGTTTCTGAATCTCAACCAGCTGGAGGTCATACGCACGAAGCGGGTCAGCCATCAAGCGGTATTTCTCCATCAGCTTCTCAACTGATTCAGCTTTCTCACGAATAGCCTTCTCTTCTTCGGTTTCGGCACCAAGCTGCCTGAATAGAGCTTCGGTTACTTGGTCACGACGTTTTGCCAGCATCTCCAGGTCAGCACCTTGACGCTTTTCTGCCTCTGCGATTTGACGCAACTCATCACGGAACTTGAATGTTGGGTCAGTCAGACCTTCCAGTCGTTTCAGGTATTGCTCAATCTCATCAACTTCTTTCTTGACCTTTTCTTTGGCCTCAGTTGCTGGGGCGGCCAGTTTCTTGCCATGCTTCGGTGCTTCACTCTCAACCTTTGCTGCTGTGTCGGACCAGATATTAGACCAACTCTCCTTGAAACGCTTGGCAGCCTCTTGGTTGTCTTTTTCCAGTTCGTTGTAGATGCGCTTCACACCAGCCCAATCGCCGGATAGCGCTGACGAAATCATCGCACCTGCTGCGCCGATTGCGGTGCCCAACCCATCAAACACCCGCACAACGACCAGACCGGTAGACCATAGAATCTTCAAGCCGGCATCAAGTGCCGCAACAGCCTTGTTCATGGTTACGCCGTCATTGGCGGCAGTAAGCAGCGCCTCTTGAAACTTGCTCAGTGTAGGTAGAAGGCCAGCAGCCATCTGCGTTTCCATACCCTTCACAATACCACGAACGCTGTCCATCTTATCACCGAACTGGTCAGCAGCTTTACCGACATCATTTGTGATAATCAGGCCGAACTTCAATGCTTCTTTATTCAGCCCCTCAATGCCTTCTTTGCCTTGTGATAGGTATGGCACCAAGGCAGGACCTACGGCTTTACCGAAAATATCAGCTGCGACGGCCGTCTTGCTGGCGCCACTCTCAATATCCTTGAAAGCGTCAGCGACTTCATAGAATACAGTCTCCGTATCCTTCAACTCACCCTTGCTATCGGTAACCGAAATGCCCAACCGTTCAAAGGCCTCTGATGCTGTTTTGGACCCGGAGTATGCCTCATCCATTTGCTTATTCAGCTTGATGAGTGCGGACTCCATTTCACTCTGTGCTACGCCGGCTTGCTTTGCGCCATATACCCAGCCGGATAGCGCTTCAGTGCTTACGTTAGTTCGTTCAGCTTGTTCGTTTATGCTATCAGCATATTCAAGGCCGGACTTCGTCATCGCTATCAGTGCGGTAAGGCCGGTACCGATAGCCGCACCAAATGCCAGGCCGGCCTTACCAGCTAACGACAGCTTGCCCTCCAGCTTCTCAGCTGAATCAGCAGCCTTATCTGTATTTTCTTTCAGGTCCTTTAGGACACCTTTTGCTTCAACAAGGTCGCCGAACGCTGCCTTGAATACCAACTCCGACACAGTGGCCATTATACACTCCCCTTACTGACTGTTGCCATTACGATTCATCTCCATTAGTAATGCGATATATGTGGTGTCAAGCGCCTTCAGAGCGTTGACCTCCCACGGATATAGTGCTTGGCCAGTCATCTCCAGATAGGACTTGATTTCTGAATATGTGGTTGGGGTAGCGCTCAACATGTGACGCATAAACCCCTCTCTGTATATAGCTAAAATACGGGCAGCTTGCGGTGGGAACTCACAAGGTGGTGTAAGTTCAGCCGGAGTCTCACCGGTTTGCTTCTTTACGAACTCAAGCTGTTTACGAAGAGTAGTACCGTCTGCGTCTTGTGGTATGTCAAGTTGGGCGTCGTGCTTGAACCAACGAAGCAGGTCGTTGGTTATGCGATAAAAAAAAGGCTATCCTCTGTGATAGCGTCTTCAACCTGGGACTTCACCCAAGCCAGTTCAGGGCGGGACACGATATCCTTTGCCCGTTCAACAGTGTATTCACCACCGAAGAACTCATTGTCATCCCAACCAACAATACAGGCTGCGACCAGCTCAATACTGTTTAGTTCTGCTACCTTCATACGCTCACCGGTTTCAACCTCTTTACCCAGGCGGGACACAGCCGAAACGGTTTCATAAAAGCGTTCTTTGAACTGACGACTGTTCTTACCAACAATCTTCACCTTTACATTCAGACCTTCACCGGTCATTGGGTGCTTCAGTTCAACTTCAACGGGTTTTGCTGCTAAATCAAAAATGTTCATTGTATTTCTCCGATTAGTTATGGGTTAGGTTGGGGTGCGGGGGTTGATTTCACCCCCGCTTTCAAATGTAGACGGGTAGTCTACTATTTATTACGCACGTGTGATGCGTAGGTTCGTTTGTGTCGTTTCGTCATATAGGGCGACGAACGGCACCGTCAGGACGATAGAACCGGTACCCTGAATCTGCTTGGAGGCACCATTATACTTGATGCGTGGCAAGAAAAAGGTCATGGTGTCAGTGCCGTCGGTTAGAGTGAACTCAAGGCTGGACTCCGTGCCGTTTACGAATGCGTTCAGCATCGTGGCGTCCTTGAAATACAGGTTGACGGTACCAGTTACCTTGGCCATACCGTAGGACAGGTCACAAGCCAGTGTGTTGCCCAGGCTGAAGTTGGCAGAGTAGCCGTTATCAACAGACAGCTGAATACCAGTTAGAGTACAGTTAGAAGCGACGCCACCGACAGCGAAAATACCACCTTCGTGAACGAATGGTTGCTTCTGTGGAGCTGGGGTTAGTGTAGCATCCAGTGGAGTACCGGACACGGTCATTTGCTTACCGATAAACGTAAACTGTGCGGTAACAGCGCCATCAACAGGCACGTTCAACGACATCTTATCAACAACCAGACCGGTATAAACAGAATACTGACCGATATCGGTAGAACCCTGCTCAATCGTTAGAGACTTGCGTGTAGTGCCGGTCTTCAGGACGTCAGTAGCGAAGCTGTTATTCATCAGGCTTTCCAGCAGCGTATCGTAGGTGTCAGGCGACAGGTTAGTGTTGATGGTACCACCAACTTGACGGTTGCCGTGAATGCTATAACGGGACATGCGGTCAGCTTGGACCGATGCGTCATCATAAATGCTCTTGGTCAGGTTGATGTTGAACTGAGTGTAAGGTAGAACGGTCAGCTGTGGTGTATTTGGTGTAGTGCCCCAAGTGCTCTCAACAACGTAGCCGACTTGTGAAACTGAACCCTGTGCGATTGTTTGTGACATAATGTGTTGCTCCTATAATCAAAAATGTAGGTTGCTCTTATTTATAGAAAGAGTAGTTATCAAAGCGTTCGGAATCGCAACGGTATTGTATGGTACGTCGTGTTACGCCCATCGCCTTTGCTGCTTCACCGGTAGTTGGGTAAATGATATCACCAATCTTTATTTGACGTGCTCTACCCATCTCCCGGTGTGTGTTTCTCATCTTTTCCTTCGTGGACTCACTTTGGGTCGTCCATCCTTT